GCGTCCTTTTTCACCGGTGGCGTTTCCAACGACGAGGCGGCGGCGGCGATCGCCGGGAAGCCGGCCGTGCTCCGGGCGGTGTTCGACCAGCTTCTGCCGGAACTGAAAGGGTTGGCCTTTACCGTCACCGGCGTCCAGGACGCGAACGTTCTGCAGCGGATGCGCGACCGGATCGCGGACCTGCCGCGGGGCGGCGACTGGGACGCGATCAAACGCGACCTGGTCAAGGAGCTGTCGCCCTTCCTGGTGGATGAGAACGCCGAACCGGAGGTCCGGGATGCCCAGATCAAGGCGGCAGCCCGGCGGGCGGAGCTGTTGCTCCGGACGCATGGGTATCAGTCATATGCGGCGTTTAACTACCGGCAGATGGTGGAGTCGGCCACCTACCTGCCGTACTGGAAATATTTGTCTGCCTACGATGACCAGGTGCGGGATAGCCACCGGGCCTTGCACGGCCTGATCCTCCCGTGGGATCACCCGTTCTGGCAGGATCACTTCGCTCCGTGGGACTGGGGTTGCCGATGCCAGGTGATCGCGACGACGGACCGGGAATACGAGCAGGCGCTGAAGAACCCGACCGAACATGCCTGGACGCTCGGTCCAGAGGCGTTGAAGCGGCTGGCCGATGGCACCCTCGACAAAGGCGACGGCCACCCGGTGAACGTGGACTCGCCCCGGCTGAAGGCGAGGCGGGCCGGTCGGGATCCGAACACCGCGTATGCGTGGAAGCCGGGGGAAGTTGGGATTCCGGTGGAGCAACTCAAGGCCCGGTACGACAAGCATACGTGGGAGACGGTCGGAAGAATCTTTGAACAGAAGGACACGAAGGTAAAACTGTCGAGGGCGGTGACGGTGGATGGAGGCGACACACCGGAGCCGGTGAAGACGGTTAAGCGGGACGATGCGATTGATCGGTTGAAGGCGGCAGGTGTGACGGACATCTCAATTTCAGCGGAAGAAATCCTCCCAACCGTTACCATTGAGCGGCTGGAATCTTCAATTCGCATGGTTAGGGGCTGGGGCTTGCCCGTTCACCCGCGAATGACCATTGACGGGATGACGGCACGTGACCTTGGAAAGAAATCCAGCAGTCGACCGGCCTTGGTTTACAGTCCGGAGGTGGATGTAATCTTTGTCGACCCGGTGGCCGTTTCAACGATAACGGATACCGATATTGTGACGGCTTACCAGAATGGGCGCATTTCTTCGCCACATCGCTTTTATCACTACATCCATGAAATGGCGCATCCACTGCACTGGCGGCGCGACCGCGCATCTTATGCGCTCGGATTGACCGTGGAGCAACAAAGAATCGCCGTTCAGTACGTAAGCCGATATGCTCGCCGTGACGCTGCTGAGTTCGTAGCGGAGGTGTTTGCCGCACTTCGCACAGACCGGTTGTTTGAGCGGGAGGCATCGGTGGTTCTCGACATCTATAATTTACTTGGAGGTCCGTTATGATTGGCGTTCCACAGTGCAATTTTTGCCGTCACTATCGCGGGTCTGACGGAAAGAGGTTTATGTGCGCGGCCTTTCCAAGCGGCATTCCCGACGCGATCATCGACGGCGAGTTCGATCACACGCAGCCCTACGAAGGTGACGGTGGCATACGGTTTCAGGAGAAGGTCATGAAGTTTGCCGATCCTGAAGAAACGAAAGAGGATGCATCATGAGCACGGAAGCCTTGGCGATTGTGGGGTTGACGTTGATCGGGTTGGCGCTGCCGGTGATGGGAGCTTGGTTTTACCAGGTGTTCGCGCTGAAGCGGGAACTGGCGGACACGGAGCGACGCTTGGCCGAGATGGAGGGGAGGCTTGCGGAGCGCATGACCCGGATCGAGGCGGATGCGCAGCGGTCGGTTGCATCGTCTCAACAGGTGTTTCGTGATCTGGAGCGGGCGATTCATCGCATCGAGGGCAAGCTGGATCGGTCATGAAGATCGTCATCCTCAAGGACACGCTGACGCCGAAGCTGGAGGGCGTGATGAAGAACCTCCAGTACCCGCGCGCATTGCTCCAAGCGATCGGATTGCGGGCGGTGGCCTTCGCCCGCGATGCCTTCACGGATCCATCCAAGCGGCCGACGACGTGGCCCGCGAAAAAGGACGGATCGGCGGCGACGTTGCGGTATCGCGGGGCCTTGCAGCAGTCGCTTCGTCTGGTGGCGGCCGACAACACGTCGGCGACGATCGGGAGCGACCGGCCTTATGCGGCGATTCACCAGCTCGGCGGCAAGACGAAGCCGCACGTCATCAAGGCGAAGGATGCGGCGGCGCTCTACTTTCGCGTCGGGGCCCAGAGCTACTACGCGAAGCAGGTGAACCATCCGGGCAGCCTGATTCCGGCACGGCCGTACTTCCCGCTCCACCCGGACGGCCGCCTGCAGGCGGACTTCCAGGACGAAGTCGAGGGCATGATCCACAAGCACGTCGGCCTCGACCAATAGCATGTTCGCGACCCGCGCGCTCGCGTCCCACCCATCCCACCTGTTTTAGACGGTTTACTGCGTCTGGTCTTTAATGGCCGACGTAATGAGCGACCTGACCAAACTTGATCTGATCTGCCTGCGCATCTCGAACGGCGCATCCGCCGTGAAGGGACTCCCCAAACGCCTGAAGGTTTTGAACTGGGGCGTCAACGAGACGAAGAAGGGCGCGGTAGTCGTCGGGCCGCAGACGGTCCGGCAGTTGGCGCTGAACCAGGACAGTCATGGCTTTGACCGCGTCGCCCTGGACTACGAGCACAACACCGTTCCGGGCACGCCGGAGTTCGAACGCACCAAGGAACCTCGCGAAGTAGCCGCGTATGGTGTTCCGCTGGTGGTGCCGGGCGAGGGCCTGTTCCTGGACGACCTGATCTACACGCCGTCAGGCGAAAAGAACGCGCTGTCATACATCGATCTTTCCCCGGCCGTCACGAACGATCCGGTCTCGGGCGAGATCGTCTTCATGCACTCGACCGCCCTGTGCCGCCAAGGCGCGACCCCCGATGTCTCGTACTACTCGGTCACTCTCAACCCCAAGGAAAAGGAACCCACCATGGACATGAAAGAAGTGCTGGCGCAGCTTGATGCGCTTTCGAAGTCGTTGGCCGATCTGAAAGCGGTCGTCGAGGGCATGAAGCCGAAGGAAGTCGTCGAGACGTTGAGCGTCTCCCGCGAGTTGTCGGGCAAAGTCACCGCGCACGGCGAGACCGTGAAGGCGCTGACCGATCGCCTGGACAAGTTCGAGCGGCAGAGCTTGGTGGACAAGGCCACGCACGCCGGCAAGGTCATCCCCCTGAACGCCGACGAGTTGGCCAAGGTCGATCTCGTGACCCTGTCGGCGATGATCGACAAACTGCCGCCGACGGTGCCGCTGCATCAGCGGACCCCGGCAACGACGGTGTCGGATCCGGCCGACGCCGCCGCCGTGATCGCCCAGTACAACGCGATCAAGGACCCGACCGAAAGGGCGAACTTTTTCCGCAAGCACCGCAATTTGATCGGCGGATAACAACCAGCATCAACCACCAGGAGAGCAAACATGTCGAATACGAATGGAACGACCAACGCGACCGTGATCGCGCAGAAATCCCTTGAAGAGTTGCGGGCTTTGTTGCCCGTCCTTTCGCAGATGGCGACTGACCACTCGGATGAAAAGGCCAAGTACGGCGAGACGATCATTGTGCACGAAGTCGCGGCGGCCGAGGCGGCGGCCTTTAACAAGTCGGTTGGCTATGTGCCGACCGATCGCAGCCAGGTCGACATCCCGGTGGCCCTCAACCAGCATGTCCACCACACCTACTATGTCGATGTGACGGAGGCATCGACGAGCCGGGTCGACCTCATCGCCCGTTATGCCAAATCCGGCGCGTATGCCATTGGCGCGGCGCTGGTGAATGCGTTGTGCGGGCTCGTGACGGCGGCGAACTTCACGAACAAGTCTGTGGTGGCGCTTGGCGCCGGCCTCGACGGGTTCGACCGGAAAAGCCTGGTGCGCGTTGGCACGGCGCTCGATACGCGCAAGGTTGCACCTTTTGGCCGCTTCATGCTGCTCAATCCGAGCTATTACGGCAGCCTGATGTCGGACAACGCCATGCTGACGCTCATGATGCAGGCCGGCGCTTCCGCCGCCCAGAGCGGGAAGGTTCCGAACCTTCACGGCTTCGCGATCAGTCAATACTCCAGCCTGCCGGATAACAGCGAAGACCTCGTTGGATTTGCCGGCACCAGCACGGCGCTGGCGATCGCAACCCGCATTCCGGACGATCCGGGTGTCAATTCGAGCAATTGCTCGATCTCGGTCGCGACCGACCCGGAGACGGGTATGTCGATCCAGGTGCGCGAGTGGTATGAAGCTACCCTGGCGCAGTTCCGCCGTTCCTACACGCTGATGTTCGGCGTGGCCAAGGGCCAGGGCGATTGCCTGCAGCGCATCACGTCCAAGTAACCATCACCATCACCCAGGAAGGAAGTCATGAAAAAGTTAATGTTCAGTTTGCTGATGGGCGTAATCGCCGTCATGGCCGCAATGACCCCCAATACGGCTGTAGCGGCGGAGAAAGGCCCGCAGTACCAGGAATCGACCATCTCGACCAACAACACGACGGTTGGTCTGCCGATCGGAGAGACCGGCCGGTTTACCGCGCAGTATCTGATCCTTCGCGGCGTGCCGAGCGGGTCTACCCAGGCGATCAGTTATGTCGCCTCTGGTTATACCGGCGTGGTCTCTGCCGCGACCACGGCCAACCTGATCGCACTGACCAACGTGCCTCCGATGTTTTGGGGCGATTACTTCATCGTGTCGCCCAACGGACTGACGAGCACGAATACGTTCAAGGTGCGCGCTGTTGGCACGGTATTCGATTAACGACTCAACCATTATACCCCACGATCCGGCTTGAGGCTGCCATGGCTTACTTGGAGCGATCTGATTTAACGCCAGGCAGAATCAAGCCGGACTTTTTTGCGTCCGCCCTCGACGACAACAAGGACGGCCTGGAAGACACCGGCTTGTTCGACCAGATCGTGGGACAAGCTTGCCTGGATGTCGATGGCTACCTGACTCGCTTCAACCCGCCGATGGCAAATCCCCCGGCGCTGGTCAAGGCGGCGGCGATCGCCTTCGTCGGGTACGAGATCTATCGGCGCGTCGGTTACGACGAGAGTCCGCAGAACCCCTTCGCCAAGGACCGCGCCTATTACCGCGAACAGCTTGAAAAAATCGCGGCGGGCACGTTGAGCCTTGGCGTGGCGCATGAGCCGGCTGGCGGGCCGGTGGCGGGCATTACCGAGCCGGCGAAGACCCATTCCTCCTCCGGGGATCATTTGTATTGAGGCAGTCATGTTGATGATGCACCAACGTTGGACGCTCTTGCGCGATCGATTCCGCGAAATCACGGATTTCCGGTCGGTGGAGATCATTCCGATTCAGCGCCTGATCGATGAGTCCTTCTGGACATCGCTGACCGCCCTGAAGATTCCCGCCGCCTATGTCGTGTTGAAGACCGACGAGGAGGACGGGCATGCCGTGGAAAACAAGGCGACCTGGGCCTTGCTGATCGTGGCCCCGACGAAGCCGACCAAGCCCGCCGAGGACGTCCTCGGGCTGATCGATGCCTGCCGGCAGAAACTTGACTATCAGTGGCCGGACACGTTTTTCCACTTGGAACCGCGCAGTCGGGTGACCTTTCTGCAGGCGATGCCGCAGGTGGCGACGGTTGAGCTGGAGATCAACACCACGGAGTTCGAATCATGACCATCCGCACGATCCCGCTACGCATCGACGTGATGCGCGCCATCCTGGTCGAGAGCAATGGCTCGCCGTACACGCAAAAACTTCGCCTGGTGCGCGGCGATGACGTACAGCTCAACCTGGACGTGGTGACGGTGGACCCGGCGACCCAGGCGCTGACGCCGTTTGCCTTTGACGACGGCACGGTCTTCCGCTTGGTCGGGAAGCGCGAAAAGGACTATGGCGGACCGGAAGTGATACTGGCGGACGCGAATACCTGGAATGTGACGGGACATCGGACCGACCTGTCGGTCGCCGGCGGCAAGCTGTCGTGTCGCTTCCGGCTGAATCGCCAGACCCTCCTGAATGCCCTGGGCGCGGAGAATCCGAGCCTCAAGGTCGTGATCGACATCGAGGCGATCACGTCGGCCGGCGAGGTCTCGACGCTGGTGCAACTGAACGAGACGATCCTGAACGACGCGGCGCGCAATCCGGCGGCGGCTGCCGACGCGGGCGACGACTATGTCAGCCTGGATGAGTTCCGGGCCATGCTGCGCGAGATCACGCATCCGACCGAGGGCGCCTACAAGCTGGAGGATGGCTTTGTGCACCTGTGGGATGTGGAGACCGAGCAATTCCGGCGGGTCGGTCTGATGGAAGGCGGCCTGGCTGTCCTGGAGGATTCCTGATGCTGTTGACCCGGCACATGGCCACGGCGCTGCTGCAGATGATCCGGACGCCGCGTAGCGGGACCTACCGGCTGCACAACGGGCGGGTGTATGTGCGTGACAAGGCGGATGGCACCTACCGCGCGGTGGTGCTCAAGGATGGCGTTATTTCGACGGGAGAAACCCTATGAAGATGATCGATGGACGGTGGACAATGAGTTGGCTTTTGGCCGTGTGGGCCGTGGCGGTCTGGTTGGCTTCGGGCTGCTTGGTCCAGGCGCAGACGTTGACTTCGGTGGCGGCGAGCAATGTCACGGCTTGGTCGGCGGCGCTGCATGGCTCGTATGGCGGCCTGGCGACCGGCCGGAGCTATGAGGTCTTCTTCTACTACGGCCAGACGGATGCCGGCACCAACCACATCGGATGGAGCAATTCATCGAGCGGCGCGACGATCGCGCCGGCCGACACCAACGAGGCGGCCGGCGCTTACAGCCGCACTGTAGTCGAGCTGACGGCCGGAACGCAGTATTGGTACCGGGCAGCCGCGTATGACCTGGACACCTTCGACCTTCTGATGGCCACGCAAAGCCTGACCTTCACGACACGTGGGGCGTCGCCGACATCCATGCCCGTGGTAAGCTTCATGACGGTGGTGGTGGACACGAATGGCGTATTGCACTTCCCGACGAACTTTTTTGAGGCGAACGGGATCGTGCCGACGAGCGGGGTGGCGCAGCTGCTACAACGCTTAGAGAGCAACGAGACGGCCGTCGCAGCTACTGCCGAAGCTGCGCTGCCTAAGGCTGGAGGTGTGTCGACAGGCAGCTACGAGCTGCAGAACACCAGCGGTGGCGTTAATTCAACGAACACGATCACGCTTCAGCCAACAGTAGGAGGCGGCTCATTCCGCAATCGTGGGTACGCGCAAATCGGAAGCATTCTCGCCGCCGACATGGGATATGGCTGGGTTCGCCTTGGCGTCGGGACAAACAGTTCCATGATCTATCGGGGCAGCGATCCATGGTTTAATTTCAGCAACCAGTCATTGACTAACATCGATACAATCGTCGCAAACCGAATCATCGGATCACTCAATGCGGCTGATTTGACGAATGGATCTGTCCTCGGATTTGCATCGCTTTCAGGCAACGATAATTTCGGGGCGGG